TTTTTTTTTTTTTTTTTTTTGCGGGTAAAGAAGTTCGCGGGTGTTCTATTTTGGGCGAAATTTGAATTTGTGTTTGGTTTGAATTTTGTGTTTGGTGGAAGGCGGGAACGCAAAACACAAAATCGCCCCTATATAAGATCGGGTCCCCGGAAGCATCTGACACAAAGCACTTGCCACGCATGGCTGCCATGGTAAGCTCTGTTACTTTTTTTTTTTATTTTTTTTTTTGATTTTTTTTTTGATTTTTTTTGATTTTTTTTTAAAAATTTTTAAAAATAAAAAATTGATTTTTTTTTGAAATTTGAAAAAAGCAGATGTCCGCTCCTGTCTTGGAAGCTCTTCCCGACAACCATAACTTCCGTCTCCTCGTCAAGAACTTTGCATTGACCTACAAGACTCATCTTCCGAAGGATGATCTTCATGCCTTCGTCCTCTCGGCTGCGGGCAAACCCGGCATGGCTCGAGTGGTTCACGAGATTGGAGCTACTGGTTACGAACACACCCATGTCCTGGTGATGCTCAACGCTAAACCAGACATCAAGAATGCACACAAGTTCGACTACCAAGTTGATGGAGATCTTGTTCATCCGAACATCCAACCCATCAAGAGCGCCGAACACTTGGCCAACTGGCGCAAGTATGTGGACAAGTCAGACCCCGACCCTGTCGGTGAGCTTCCTACTGTCAAGGCTGGGCCTGAGGAAAAGTTCTCTGCAGCTACTGAACATGTTCTCAACTGTCAGAGGTGGGCGGATGTGTTCAAGGGGCCAGTGGAAATCCAGATGACTATCTGCTCCAAGATTCCCTACTTCAAGATGCTCTGGGAGACCAACGCCAAGAAGAAGACTACGGTTACGAAGTATTCCAACTTCACTGCCAATCTCCTCGACTTGTCGGAGAAGAACTGGCTTGTGAGTGGGAAGGCTGGGACTGGGAAGACGGCCTGGGCGCTATCCCACTTTAAAAATGGCGTCATGGTTAGTCACATCGATGATCTCAAGAACATAACCCCCGAGACGGATGGCATCGTCTTCGACGATATGTCTTTCAAGCACTGGGCTCCGGAGTCGATTATCCATCTCCTCGATCGTGAACACGATCGGTCCATCCACTGTCGCTACACTAACGCGGAGATCCCCGCTGGACTCCCCAAGATCTTCACACACAATAGGGATGACATTTTTATATCTGAGAAAGGCCTCTCTGATGAACAGGAGGCTGCTGTACGTCGTCGCTACAATCACTTTGCAGTGCGTGCGAATCTATTCTAGACACCATCTCAGATTCTCAAGTTTCAACTGTTTTTATTAAAAACACTCAAACATCCTTGTAATAGATGGAGTACTCCATGAAAAAGCGACCGATGATAGCAGTCGCTCCTCCTGCACGGTCATTTGACGTGACACAGATTGTGTATACATTTGCACCCATGGTCTTAACTGCATCCTTAAAGAATATCTTCTTATTCACAGGCACACGAACATACTTGATATCCATAACCTCACCACCGCCTAGAGCGGCGTTAGCACTAGGCTCGGTTCCTACATCAACAGGGTTAGCATACCACTCCTTCTCAACAACTAACTTCTCTTCGTCAAGCGAACAAAAGAGATTGGAGTTCCCAAGTGAACTTCTGAGCGGAGGTCCAGCACCAGCTGCACCCAAGGCTGGTATGCCATCATAGTCCGTGCGTATTACGCAGCAACGGAAGACGGTGTTTGGACGGTCTACAGGTCTCACCCAACTGATTTTGATGTCAATTGAATTGACATAAATCTCATCTCCAATTCGAGTGGAACTACTCGTTCCTTGCAAAATCCCTGCTAGGATGTTGACTGGACCATACCACGTACCAGTACCACTTAAGCTTCCGTACATATCAGAGGAAAATGTATTCACAAACCGCTTTTGCTCAGCTAGCTTCAACAAAGCCTTACCAAGGCCTTTGGTACCACCTACCTTACGCTTGCGCTTCCCCCCTGCGGCCATAGTCTTGGCCTTCTTCATGGGGGATGCGCGAACGGGCGTACCTGCAAACAACACACGATTGACCCGTTTGGGCATCGTGGGTGATGCGGACTACGTTTGGGAAAAAACCCCTTAACATTATATAGGGGTTTTTTCCACCACTTCCACCTTTCCACCTCCATATTGGGAGGTGTCCCCTAGCCCACCCTGTGACCTAAGGGGAAGTGGTTTGGATCAAGGCTAAATGAAGGCGACGCAAGCGCATTTTTTTTTTTTTTTTTTTTGCGGGTAAAGAAGTTCGCGGGTGTTCTATTTTGGGCGAAATTTGAATTTGTGTTTGGTTTGAATTTTGTGTTTGGTGGAAGGCGGGAACGCAAAACACAAA